AATGAAGTCGAAGTATGCGACACAAGACGGCACAGAAGCACTCTTCAACGAAGCAGATACTGACTTCGCTGGTACAGGAACTCACGCTGGTTCAAATCCAGTTGATGGTTCTTACACCACAGGTACTGGTATTGCTACTGTTGACGCTGAGCAACTTGGCGAATCAGGCGGAACTGACTTCAACGAAATGGCATTCTCGATCGAGAAAACAACTGTAACTGCTAAGACACGTGCTCTTAAAGCAGAATACACAGTAGAACTCGCTCAAGATCTCAAGGCAATTCACGGTCTTGACGCTGAAGGCGAACTTTCAAACATCCTTTCACAAGAAATTCTTGCTGAAATCAACCGCGAAGTTATCCGTACGATCTACAAAGTTGCTAAGACAGGTGCCGCTTCGACTGCAACTGCTGGTACTTTCGATCTTGACGTTGACTCAAACGGTCGTTGGTCAGTTGAGCGTTTCAAGGGTCTTCTGTTCAACATCGAACGTGACGCTAACGTAATCGCTCAAGACACTCGTCGTGGTAAGGGTAACTTCATTATCTGTTCGTCAGATGTTGCTGCTGCTCTCGCAATGGCAGGTATGCTTGATACAGGTGCTGCACTTGCTGGTTCGCCAACTCTTCAAGTTGATGACACAGGCAATACCTTCGTTGGTACGCTGAACGGTCGTTACAAAGTATTCGTAGATCCTTACTCAGCAAACACTGGCGCTGCATCGCAGTTCTATGTTGTTGGTTATAAGGGTGCCAATGCTTATGACGCTGGTATCTTCTATTGCCCATACGTTCCACTACAAATGGTTCGTGCAATCGATCCTAATACCTTCCAACCAAAAATTGGTTTCAAGACTCGTTACGGCATGATTGCTAACCCATTCGTTCTGAAGTCAGATGGTACAACTGACGGTGATACATTCACTGCCAACCGTAACCAATACTATCGTCGCGTTAAGGTTACTAACCTTATGTAATCGATACCTTCCCATTAGAGGAAGGGTTGCAAAAAACTGGGGGGAGCAGAAATGCTCTCCCCTTTTTCGTTATAAATAATAGACGGAGAAAGATATGTCAAGAAGAACTTTAGATACACCGGATACTTTAAATTATCTGAGGCCAAATGGTTTTCAGTTTAATATTGATACGCTTCCTAATGTATCGTTCTTTTGTCAGTCTGCTATGATTCCCGCATTGTCAATTGGTAATGCATATGTTTCTAACCCATTGGTAGACTTTACTGTTCCTGGTACCAATCTTACGTATGATGAATTGACCATAAAGTTTATCGTTCAAGAAAACTTCCAAAACTATATCGAGTTACACGATTGGCTAATTGGTCTAGGCTTTCCAGAAGAACGTGAACAATATAAACAATTCAAGCAAGCCAGAGGTGGCACAGCAAAAGGATTTAGTAGCTCGGGTGATTATTCTGATGGGACATTAGTCGTTCTAGATTCCGATCTAAATAAAGCAATGGAAATTAAATTCATTGATTGTTATCCAACAAGTTTACAGGGACTGGAATTTGATATCAGTGATGGTAATGTCCAGTATCTAACAGCACAGGTCACTTTTAAATATACGATGTATAAGTTTATCCAATAACTATTGAGGTTATATTATGAAATTATCAGAAGTCCAAGAAATGTGGACAGGCGATTCTAAAATAGATGAGTTAAATCTAGGTAGAGAATCCACTAAAACGCCAGAATTACATGCAAAGTATTTGAATATTCTTTCGAATACTAAACTGCAACTGCGAAAAGCAGAAGCAGATTACTATCGTCTACGGCGCGATAAAGGTAAATACTTTCGCGGTGAAATGACCCTAGATGAACTACAAGATAAGGGTTGGAACCAGTATCAAGGCCTAAAGCCATTGAAGCATGATATGGAAGATCGTATCAATTGCGATGAGGATATCATTCGTGCTATGGATAAAGTAGAATATGTTAAAGCCCTGCTCTATCAGTTGGAGCAAATTATACGCTCACTAAATAGTAGAACATGGGACATTAAGAATGCCATCGAGTGGACTAAATTTACAAACGGATTAATGTGAGTGATTTAACAGTTTCCAAGAAAAATGAGGTGCACCTAAAGGTCGATTGTGACCCAGGTATCGCACAAGAAATAAATGATTACTTCACTTTTGAAGTCCCGGGCGCACGTTTCATGCCAACGTATCGTGCCAAACTATGGGACGGTAAAGCCAGACTGTTCAATATCTGGACAAAAGAACTTTATGTTGGCCTTCTGCCATACCTCAGAGAGTTTGCCGAGCGTCTAGACTACAGCGTAGACGTTGACATGGAACGTATCGGTGATCCAGTTACTATGGAAGATGTGCAAAAGTTTGCGGAATCTTTGAACTTACATAGCCAAGATAAGCCAATTGAGACGAGAGACTACCAGTTAGAAGCGGTCAAATACGCTATTCGTATCGGTCGCACGTTACTACTTTCGCCTACCGCATCTGGTAAGTCTCTAATCATATATCTGCTAATGCGATATCACCAGCAATTTGGTCGTAAGCAGTTGATTATTGTTCCTACCACTTCACTGGTAGAACAAATGTATAAAGACTTTCAAGACTATGCATCACACACCGAGTGGTACGTATCTCAGAACTGCGCCAAGATTTACGCTGGCCATGAAAAATCAAACGAAGCCTCTATTGTTATTTCCACGTGGCAATCTATCTACAAGTTACCTAAAAAATTCTTTGATGAATTTGACGTAATCTATGGTGATGAAGCCCACTTGTTTAAAGCAAAGTCATTGACATCTATCTTTGATAAATGCGTCAACACGAAGTATCGCATCGGTACCACTGGAACACTAGATGGAATGAAGACGCACAAACTTATCCTCGAGGGTCTATTTGGTAAAGTTAAAAAGGTTATCTCTACTAAGGAACTGATGGACCAAGGCTCAGTTGCCGATCTTGATATTCATTGCATTCTTCTGGACTATACGGATGAGGAAAAGAAGGCTCTAAAGACCTACACGTACCAAGAAGAAATGGACTGGCTGGTTACACACCCCAAGCGTAACAACGTTATTAAGAACCTTGCTACCACGCAGAAGGGTAATACGCTTGTTCTGTTTCAATTTGTTGAAAAGCATGGTCAAGTTTTGTATGACCTAATCAATAATAAAGTCGGAGATACTCGCCAAGTTTTCTTTGTCCATGGTGGTACAGATACGCAACAGCGAGAAGCGATTAGAGATATTACTGAAAAAGAAAAAGACGCCATCATTATAGCGTCCTACGGCACGTTTTCAACGGGTATAAATATAAGAAATCTGCACAACGTTATCTTTGCATCACCTTCCAAATCGCGCATTAGAAATCTACAGTCAATCGGTAGAGGACTTCGAAAAGGTACCGACAAGACAATGTGCAGACTATTTGATATCGGTGATGACCTAACATGGAAGAGCCGAAAGAACTATACCCTTTCCCATATGGTGGAAAGAATTAAGATATATAATGAAGAAGGTTTCAACTATAAACTAGTGAGAATACAGCTATGACCGATGTGACTGTTCTAAGATTAAAAAATGGCGAAACACTAATAGCAAGTGTTCGCCTAGCGGACCCTAATAATTATTGGTTAGACGACCCTATTGCCGTCATTGCGGTTCAAGTCAATCACGACGGAGTAAACGGAGAAACGTTTCTCTTGAAGCCATGGATTGGAATCTCACCAGATAAAAGTTTTCTTTTAAGTGCCAAAGAGATACTTACCTCTTGCTCTTTAAAAGAAAACCTGCTACAACAGTATCTCTCCTACACGGGGAATTACCCCGAACCGGTAGAAGACATTGAAGACTTTGATGAGATGGAAATGCTTCAAGCAAGAATACTAAGAAGTAAAGGATTACTTAATTGAAGTTATTCTTGAAGAGCTACACTCTTCTTATACACCAAGAATCACCATATGTAAATACTTTTTTCAATAAAAATGTTGCCATATGTAAAAAAATGTAGTATAACAGATTATATCATGACGGAGGCCCTATGGTCAAGAATAGAAAAAATAATGTTCACTATGTAGATAATGCTTTGTTTCTAGAAAAGATTACAGAGTATAGAGAAAAGGTTTTGGCTGCTAAAGCTGAACCTGACTATGATCGTAGTAAGAAGCCTCGTGTGCCTAATTATCTAGGCGAATGCTTTCTCAAGATTGCTAATCACTTGGCATATAAATCTAACTTCATCAATTATACCTATCGTGAGGAAATGATCCTTGACGGAATTGAAAATTGCATTACTTACATCGATAACTTCGATCCTGCTAAGTCTAAGAACCCCTTTGCATACTTCACACAGATTACGTATTATGCCTTCTTACGCCGTATTGCGAAAGAGAAGAAGCAACAAGCGGCAAAGTACCGATACATCCGTAATCTAGATGTCCATGATTTGATTACACAAGACCACGATGGCGGCGATTATGGAAATGAGTTCATTGACTATCTTAAAAAGACGATTGACCTGGTAGAAGACTTTGATAAGCCAGCAGAGGTCAGTAATATTCCTAAGCGCCGACCAAAATATCTGGACAAACAAAAAACTGTTGACTCTGGACTAGATTTAGAGTAATATGTAAATATCACTTCTAATTGAAAGGTACATTTATGGTTGATTCTCCTAAAGTTAATACTGCTGTTAAGTTTGCTTCTGATAACTGGTTCTCGCTGTTGATGTTGGGCGTTGTTTCTACCGCTGTGATTTCAGTTGTTAATAGCGTTGCTGGCCATCGCGAAGAAGTTCAGGGCATTTCGGTTCAGAATGCCGGGTGCATCTACCTCGAATCTTCTAAACTCGGTGAAGGTCAGCACTACATGATTTGTAATGGCCAAATTGCATTGAAGCGTCTTCAAGAAGGCGAAGAGCTTGATGCGGAACAGGCGCTAGAGGAAGCTATTCCTGATGTCGCAAATGCTGCAACTCCCACGTCGGGTGCAGATAAAAAATAAGGTGTAATATGACCAAGGAACTAATTGTTCCTGCAATCGTCCAGCAGATGGTCGATACTATGCAGGACAAGGCAACGCCGTCTAATATCAGACATAACTATATGGTGACGGTAGAAAATATTCGTGACTACTGCGATAAGGCATTATCACAATATGCAAAAGAGAAGCGTAAATGAAAGTAACTGATCTTAATACCGTTCATGTAATGATTGACCTTGAAACTCTTTCGACAAGAGCCAACGCGACCATTCTTTCTATTGGTGCTACTAAGTTCACTCTGGGTGAAGGTATTATCGATAAGTTCTACTGTAACATCGATGCCAAATCTTGTAAGACCGCAGGTCTTCACGTTGACAAGTCTACTATTGATTGGTGGATGCAGCAAAGCGCCGCAGCAAGAGATGCTCTTCTTGTTGACCAACTGCAACTTGTGGACGCACTACAAAGTTTCACTGACTGGATAGGTAGAGACAAGGTAATGCCATGGGGTAACGGTGCTTCGTTTGATATCTCCATTCTGGAGTCTGCATATGCGGCAGTCAGTCTGCCTTATCCTTGGCGTTATAGCAACATCATGTGCTATCGCACCGTTATGAATCTCATGGGTCTAAGCAACGCTAAGATCCGTGCCAGTGAAAATGATACGCATCACCATGCTCTTGATGATGCTATCAGCCAGACTAATACTTTACTTGGAATTCTACAGTCATGAAAATTGCGTTGATTACAGATACTCACTTTGGTGCTAGGTCAGATTCCATTCCGTTCGACAACTTCTTTGCGAAGTTCTACACGGAAACATTCTTTCCTCATATGGAACGAGAAGGTATCAAGACTATCATTCACTTGGGTGATGTCTTTGATCGACGCAAGTTTATAAATTATAATACGTTGAAGAAATGTCGTGAGTATTTCTTTGATAAGACCAGTGATTTGGGCATCGATGTTCATATGATTGCTGGAAACCACGATACTTTCTTCAAGAATACTAATGATGTAAACTCACTGGACCTACTGCTCCGTGAGTATGAAAACATTATTACATATTCGGAAGCAGAAGAAATTAGATTAGACGGAAAAAATCTACTGCTTGTTCCATGGATTTGTTCTGGTAATTATTCAGAAACTATGGAGGTAGTAAAGAAAAGTAATGCACAAGCAGTATTTGGACACTTTGAATTTTCAGGTTTTGAAATGTACCGTGGGCATAAAAATGATCACGGAATGGATACTGTGGACTTTGATAGATTTCCTCTCGTTTGTAGTGGTCATTTCCACCATCGTAGTCGCACTGGTAATATTCTTTATCTTGGTAATACCTATGAGTTTACTTGGTCTGATTATAATGATAAGAGAGGGTATCACTTATATGATACGGAAACAAATGAGGTAGAATTCTTTGAGAACCCATTTCAAATCTTCCATAAAATCTATTATGACGATACTAATGGTGACCCTTCTGCTATCGACCTTCTACCTATGGTCGGATCTTGTGTTCGTTTGGTAGTTGTGAAGAAAACTGACTTCTATAAGTTTGACCGCTTCGTTGATAAGCTATATGATTTAAATCTAATCGAACTTAAAATCATCGAAGACTTTTCTGAATTTGAAACAGAAGCGACGGATGATGACGAGTTGAATGTGGAAGATACTATGTCTGTTCTCTCAGATTTTGTTGACACCATTCAAACCGATCTGGAAAAGAACCGTATTAAGTCTATTCTACAGACTCTCTATGTTGAGGCACAGAACGTTACAGTATGATTATTTTTAACACCATTCGTTGGAAGAACTTTCTTTCTACTGGCAATCAGTTTACTGAAATTAAACTAGACCGTTCACCCAGCACCCTCATAGTCGGTGAGAATGGCGGCGGTAAGTCCACGATGCTTGACGCATTGTGCTTCTCCCTTTTCGGTAAGCCGTTTCGCAACATCAACAAGCCGCAGTTGGTAAACTCCATTAACAAGAAGCAACTTCTGGTTGAGGTAGAATTCCACAGTGGTAGTAAATTGTATAAGATTGTTCGTGGTATCAAGCCCGGTCTTTTTGAAATCTATGCTGATGGCGAACTGTTGAATCAAGATGCGGCCGCTAGAGATTATCAAAAGTATCTTGAGGAATCCATTCTCAAGTTGAACTACAAGTCTTTTACCCAGATTGTCATTCTAGGTTCAGCGTCATTCACCCCGTTCATGCAGTTGCCTTCTGGTACCCGCAGAGAAATCATCGAAGACCTACTTGATATTCAAATCTTTACCACAATGAATGTGGTGTTGCGTGACAAGATGAATTCTCTTAAAGATCAATTACAAGATGCCGACGGTAAACTGGAAGTCTTGAAACAAAAGGCTTCGATACAGAAAGAATATGTTGACACCCTAGAAGCGAACCGAGAGAAGAGAGTTGATGAAATATTGGAGCGTATTCAGACCGGCGAAGAAAAGATATCAAGTCTTACAAGCCTCGCTAACGATTTGGAAGGGCAAAAACTTTCTGTTGAAGAAACCCAACAAAGTCTCGGAGACCTTGCAGACAAGCAAAAGAAACTCGATTCTTTCAAAACCAAATTTTCCACCCAACTCCGCGATCTCCAAAAGGAGGTTGCATTCTACGAGGAAACAGATGAGTGTCCGACATGTCGGCAAGGCATTGCTCACGACCATAAAGAAACCATCGTATCATCCAGACAAGAGAAAATGCAAGAACTATCTTCGGGAATGGAGAAACTCCAGGAAGAATTTACAAAACTTGAAGAACTTATCGCGGAAAATGCGATTCTTTCCGAACAAATTTCTGGGCTGAATGCTTCGATTATAACTCATCATAATGAAATGATTGTTCAACAGAGATTAATCCAAGCACTCAATCTGGAATTGAATGATATTTCATCTAAAACTGGTGATATAGATACTGAAAAGAATAAGCTAAAGACTTATGCTAAAGAAGTTCTGGTTCAGAACGAAGAAAAGGCCAAGTTGAATGAAGAAAAGCATTACATGGATGCTGTCTCCACTCTCCTCAAGGACACTGGTATTAAAACTAAGATTATTCGGCAGTATCTTCCAGTTATCAATAAGTTGGTGAATAAATATCTACAAGCAATGGACTTCTTTGTGCAGTTTAATTTGGATGAGAAGTTTGATGAAACTATTAAGTCTCGCCATCGGGACGATTTCAGTTACGCATCTTTCTCTGAAGGCGAAAAGCAACGCATCGACCTGGCTCTTCTCTTTACGTGGCGAACAATCGCTAAGATGAAGAACAGTGTAGCTACCAATCTTCTAATCTTAGACGAAGTATTTGATAGTTCACTAGATAACAATGGGACAGATTATATTATGTCCCTGCTTGATACATTGGGAGAAGATACTAATGTATTTGTTATTAGTCATAAGGGTGATCAACTGTTTGATAAGTTCCGCAGTCTAATTAAGTTTGAAAAGAAAAATAACTATAGTGAAATGGTGGTATAATGGAATTAATTAAGTTTACTGATCCGCAGCTTCGCAAAGAGCCGTCTGCATTTGACTTCGATGCTGGTGACGCAAACGATCTTGTTGATAAGCTATGGACAAAATCTCGTGACCTTCGAGGTCTAGGACTGTCTGCTAATCAGGTGGGAATCGATGCTAAAGTTTTTGTAATGGGTTCAGATGATGATAATCGCAAGAATATTTTTAACCCCAAGATTGTTTCATGGTCGCCCGAAACTAATCTTGCTAAAGAAGGCTGTCTAAGTTATCCGGGTCTGTGGCTTTCTATCAAACGCCCAGCCGCCATCACTGCCTCATATCAGAATGTAGAAGGTGAATATATAGTAGAAGAGTTCACGGGATTACCCGCCAGAATTTTTCAGCATGAATATGATCATATGCTTGGGTTGAATTTCTCTGACCACGCTTCTGAAATGAAAATGAAGATGGCTATGAAGTCACTAGAAAAACGAGCAAAAAGGTATATTAGAAAATATGTCCAAAACAACCTTTGAATTTACAGTTGACTAATTATTTTTATGACTATGCGATTGGTTCAACTTACTTTACCAGAAAATTTCACCGATAATGTTTTAGCATTGCGTGGCATAACCAAGTCTGTTAAACGAAGTAATAAAGGTGGATGGCACAGTGAACGTTGTAATAGAAAAACTTATTCCTGGGCAGAATCAGTTATAGATAATGTTCAAGCTGTAGCGGGTGTTACTGGAGATATAACTTGCTGGTATAATATCAATACTGGTAGCGATTATAATGAGTGGCACCATCACGATAGGGGTGCCACAGATGAGATGTGTGGAGTTCTTTATCTCCAAGTTCCAGAAAATGCTGGTCATTTTGAGTATGAGATTAAAAAAGAAATCTTTCAGATTAAACCATATGCTGGGTTGTTATTATTATTTCCTGATGATTTGATGCATCGTGTTTTACCGAACGAAGGTGATGGCGAAAGAGTCTCCATGGCTTTTAATTTTTGGAAAATGTTGAAATGAATATATTTTATCCCCACGAAAGGTATACTAGAAAATATGTCCAACACAACCTATGATTTCGGATTCACATTTGAAGATCCAACCGAAACTGTAATTCATGTCCAAGAACCATATAGTTCTCGGACAACAGATGATGACGATCTTAAAGATGAGATTATGGCCAAACTCTATGATCTTGAAGCCAGACTTCTCGCGGTAGACCAGTCAACACTTATCTCAGAACATAAGCGACTGGTAGAAATGGAAGTTTCTGAAAAGTTGAAGCAGGTAGAAGACTTAATTTTACCTTTAATGTATAACCTGATGAAAAATCCTGAAAAGGAATACATCCACTGGCCGAATAGGACACCCATAATTGATAACCAAATTGAAAAGATCACCGCAATCACAAGATACTATGAACGAGTTTGATGGTCCTTCTAAGGCTAGATACTTTGCGCAACCTGTAGCTACTGTAGTAAATCTATATCTTTGCGGCGAAATTAAAGCCGCCGAAGAATATGTAGAATGGTTCCAGTTATTTCGAGCGGCTGGCGAGACAGATACTATCTACATTCGTATCAACAGTGAAGGTGGCGACCTGTTTGCTGCTCTACAGATAGTAAGAGCAATTCAAGAATCAAATGCTACTATCGTTTGTTCGGTAGAAGGCATCTGTATGTCGGCTGCAACTCTTATCTTCCTTAGTGCGGACCGCTTTGAACTATCTGACCATACCATGTTCATGTTCCACAACTATTCAAGTGGCACCATTGGTAAAGGCGGCGAGATGTATGACCAAATCACACACTTCCGTGCATGGTCTGAGAAGTTGTTTGCTTCTTTCTATAAAGACTTCCTGACGCCAGAAGAAATTAAGTCTATGCTTGATAACAAGGACATCTGGCTTGATGCGGAAGAAGTTGCCAAGCGTTTGAAGAACCGTATCGAAGCAGACGCGGAAGAAGAGGCTCCAAAGCCCAAGAAAACTCGAAAGAAAGCCCCTCCAGTATAAATACTACTTGACATTCACTCACGAATCGAGTAGTATATAAATATGATTGGTTTTAAAGAGTTTATAAGTGAGTCGCAAGACAGTGCCGGATTAACTATCTGGGATATTGACGAGACATTGTTCCGTACCAAAGCCCGTGTCCATATCGTCAAAGGCGGTAAGATAATCAAGACACTGGGTAACAAGCAATACAATACATATAATTTACAGCCGGGTGAATCCTTTGACTTTAGCGAGTTTAGGGACGCCCGGCATTTTCGTGACACCAGCGAACCTATCGCTAAAGCAATTCGCAAATTGATTGCAATGCATAAAAATATCAAAGCCCGTGGCAGTAAAATGATTGTCATTACCGCTCGGTCAGATTTTGATGACCGTGATATTTTTCTAGATACATTTCGTCAACAAGGCATCGATATCGATGATATCCATGTTCACCGTGCTGGTAATCTAGGCGCCATGCCGTCTGCTCCAGCTAAGAAAATCTTTATTAAACAATACCTTGACACTGGTAAATTTACTCGCGCTCGTCTCTTTGATGATGCCGTTTCCAATCTCCAGATGTTCAAAGATTTGGCAGATGAATATCCCAACATTAAGTTTGAGCCATTTTTGGCTCATGCCGATGGGTCAATGACACGTTTTTAACTTGACATTACCATCGATTCGTGTATACTAATAATATAAGGAGAATGATTATGTTTAAGTCTATTATTTCTAGTATTATTGCGGTCAGTGTTCTTGCTACTCCTGTAGTAGCAGAAGCCAAGGGTCGTGGTGAACACCGCACTGAACGCCACGAACGCAAACGCGGCAATCATATTAATACGGGCGAAGCTATTGCTATCGGTCTAGGCGCATTTATTCTTGGTGCTGCTATTAAAAACAACAATAGCCGCGACGAGGAAGAAGTTGAGCGCGAAGTTTATGACCGCGAGTATGAATATCACTATCGTAACCGTGATGCATATTATCGCCGTGACCGCAACTGCCGCACCACAGAAGTTACTGAATATGACTACTACGGCAATCGATATATTCGCCGTGAGCGCCGTTGTTTCTAAAAGAATCGCTTGACATTTGGTCGCGAATCGACTATAGTAAATTATATGATTGATTGATGAGGTTTTGTGATGTCCCAGTTTGCTGAAAAGTCGATTCTCGCCAAGTTGTTGGCGACAGAAAATATCCATGTAGAACACCAGAAGACAAGTACCGCTTACTTCAATCTGGAGACCCGCACGGTCGTGCTGCCGATCTTCAAAGAGACTTCGGCTGACCTTTATGACCTGCTAATCGGCCATGAAGTCGGTCACGCTCTTGAAACGCCTGCTGACGGCTGGCACTCCAGCATCTCTGAGAAGGGTGTGGGCTTCAAGTCTTTCCTCAACATCATTGAAGATGCTCGTATCGAACGCAAGATGAAGAATCGTTACCCCGGTCTTCGTCGGTCGTTCTACAATGGTTACCAAGAACTCTTCGAAAAGAATTTCTTCGGTGTCGAAGGTATGGATGTCAATAAGCTAAAGTTCATTGACCGCATCAACCTTCACGCCAAGGTCGGTTCGTTTTTGAACGTCAAGTTCTCGGAAGAAGAGCAAGCTATTGTCAATCGCCTTGACGACCTGAACACCTGGGAAGATGTGGTCGCTCTCGCCAGCGAACTCTATGAACGTGCCGAAAATTCGACCGAAGAACTTGACTTTGAACAATTCATGAACGCCCTTGGTGATATCATGGAAGATGGTGATGGCGAATTCGACCCGAGTGCAGACTACGTTGAAGTTCCTAATTCGGACAACTCCGATGACAAAGAAAAGCCACAGACGCCTTCCTCTACGGGTCAGAAATCAGAAGAAAATACCGAAGAAGATTCGAAGTCTTCATCGTCCGATGATACCGAAGAAAAGTCAGAAGAAAAGTCAGAAGAGAAAGAAGACGGTTCGTCTGAGGGCAGCGAGTCCGATGATACAGAAGAAAGCCCTGCGCCGACTTCATTCACCGATGAGAACTTTCGTCGGAATGAAGACAGCCTGCTTGATGCAAACGCCCGTGAGACGTTTTATGCCAAGCTTCCTATTCTGAACCCGGCTGATTTTATTGTCGGTATTAACACCGTCGAAAAGATGTTGAAGTTCTCTGTTGGTGGCGCCGCATACCGAGCAGGCAAGACTGCTGAACAAGTCAAGATGGAACTCTACAAGGAGTTTCTTGCCAAGAACAGCAAGTACCTTAGTTCAATGGCACAGGACTTTGAACGTAAGAAAAAAGCCAAGTCGCTTATGCGCGCCCAGACTTCCAAGACTGGCCGCATCAACATGGACAAAGTGTGGGCTTACAAGATTACAGAAGACCTGTTCTTACAGAACACGGTTGTTCCTAACGGTCAGAACCACGGCATGCTTCTGTACCTTGATATGTCGGGCAGTATGTCTTCCAACATGTCTGGTACCATGGAGCAGCTGGTTCTACTGGCTTCGTTCTGCCAGAAAGTTCGCATTCCGTTTGAAGTTTACGGTTTCATCACGAACTCTAGCGCACCACAAACGTATTTCGATACAGTGCGCAGCCGCAATAACTTGTCGGACCCTGCGAACCTGATGATTTCTGACCCCAGTTTCCGTATGCTCCAGCTGGTAGCTACCGGCGTTTCTGGTGGTAAGTTCAAAACCCAGATGGCAAATCTTCTTGCTCTTGGCCAGTCTTATAATCGTAACTATCATGACCTTTATCTAGACGGTACCGCTGCCAATTCTTTT